TTTTATTTTCCTGCTTTCAAATCGTTATAAAAATTGCGAAGGTTGGGAGGCATTTTATCCTCAGGGTATACACTAAAACGGTGTAACACTATAGCACGGAGAGCATCTTTATGATCCTTGTCCGCATTGATATAATCCATTTGGAGATTTTCCAAATCACGGATCATGCCGTCATTGTACTGCTCGCTTTGTTTGAACACTTCATTGTCTACAGCACGATACTTGGGAGCAAAGTATTGATAAGCAAAAAAGCTACCAAACATACATACTACAACAAAGGCGATCCAACCTACTACGATTGCTGAGATTTCTTTAAACATATTAATTGTCCAATTCCTTAAATGCCTGTTCTTGGCGACCAGCCGCGAACTGACGTTGTTTTGCTTCTTCTTTTGCCTTACGCAAAATGTTGGCATCACCTGTAGGCAATGCTACCAAGACGTATACACGATAGCGAGTGCCTTCGGATACACGTTTGACCTCTTTGACCTCTACGCCTGTAAGGTCAACTTCTTTACAGCTAGTACGCATAGCCATTTCTGTAAATTCAGTACTGGCTTTGTCACTGTCTGTTTTGTAAATCTTTGTACGTTGACTTGCTGTACCGCCAGCCGCCATACAAATCTTACCATACGCATCAGCTTTGGCTTTGATATCAGCCATGCTGAAGTCTGCGCTAACAGCAGTACCGGCTTCGTAGACAGCACTATTGCTCAATGGAGGTTCGAACATCCATTTAGGTGCTTGATCAATACTGCGCTCAACATAACGTTCTTGACGTTGACGTTCATTGTCCGCACGTTTTTGATACGGATCAGTTGTACCACAAGCCGCTAGGATAGCAACTACAGGAACTAGCAATAAAAACTTTTTCATTTTGAACCACCCATCTTTTCTTTTGTCCATTCTGCGGACGATTGGATATCCTTACCTACACCTGCTACTGTTGAGCAAGCGGTAAGGGCTGTTACTAAAATTAATGCTACTACCGTTTTCATTTTGCCAACTCCTGACTCTGTGTTTTAACTGTGTCTACGCCTTTGTCCATAATACGAGCAATGCCGGAAAATCCAACAGTGGCTAGTACCAGTCCAAAAACTGTGCCTGCTATAAATGCCTTCATTGTGTGCCTCTCTGTGTGTTAAAATTTAATTATACTGCCTAACTTACCACTTGTCAACCACTACCCAGTTCGTTTCACTGTCATCTGCCTGGCACATGACTCCGTGATACACTTCAGGTTCTTTGTTTCGGATGCCATGCTCAATAAACATTCGACAGCGGCTGTTCTTGTATTTGAAATACATATTGATTTTTGGATTTTGGGCAAGTTCATTTTCGAGTACAATGTCACCAATTTGAGTTTTTGGTTGTACTTGATTGCCTTCTTTACAAATTGTAGCAGTTTGGCTATCCACTTTGCCATCGTTTTCGACAACAACAGTAGTGACCTTACAGTTACTTGCATAGGCATTTGCCGATACCAGCAATAATAGTACTAAGAGTTTTTTCATGATTTGTCGCACCTATAAGCATACCACCAAATTGTGGCTTTCAAACGTCCATTATAATCTCTATCAGCCGGTGACAGCGTATCTGGGTCTGAATTGAAATGTTTAGCTTCTTGTAGCCGTTTTAGGATTGATAATTGATTGTCTGCTTGATTACAATCATTTGGAAAATCATACAGCTCTTGGTACGACAGTTCTTTATAGTAGCTATAATCATAGGCCGTGGCTTTACTATTTCCGGAGAAATTTGAAATTAACCAAAACGCTATGAATACAGCAATAATAGTCCGTATCATGTTATACTTTCTATCTTGTTACGATATAAGTATTATACGATCTTTAGCGGTACTTGTCATCCAGTTCGACGCTCGAAAGTCCAGCAATAGTTTGGAACTTTTCAAAAGCCTTTTTAGCGGCCGGATTCTTTTCCAATTCGCTATTTGGCAGTACTGCTTCTAACCAAATTTCTGGACGGCGTGTTGGGTGTGCGCCAAACTTACGAGGCTGGTGTAGCTTACCAGATTCCCAAAGTTCAATACTGACACTACGGAACAAGTCCTCGTCATGGTATCCAGCCCATTCTGGAGCACTCCAAATACTGCCCGCACTACGGCCACCACCATATCCTTGCCAAATGCTAGACCATTGTTCGTCATCGTGCGGATCGAAATCTGTACGAGTGATTACTACTAGTACATCGTCGATGTCTACTACACCATCGACGATGTCTCTTACGCAACGGCTATAACTAAGTCCGATTTTCATGATACATCAAGATCCTGTTGAAGTTCTAGTTCTGTTACTCGAGCCTGTAGTTTTACTACTTCTGCTTCTAGTGTGTCAATATGACTGGCTATTTGTTCAAATAGTGCGCCAATATTTCCAGCAGTTAGTCTTAGCATATCGCTAGGTTTTGGTGTTGCTTCTTCAGTCATTTAAATCTCCAATAAAATGTTAGGGTTCCAACCCGTGTCTTCGTTATAACCATCGTTTTCATAACCACGTGGGTTACATACAATCCTGGTCTCACCAATCTTATAATCAAATGGATGGTGAGTATGTCCATGTGTCCATAGCACAACCTGTGGGTGATCCAAAATGAACTCACTCAAGTCACTGTGATATCCACCGTTCATCAGCTGATCATCACCATACATTGGATGGCAACTTTGAAAGCTAGGACTGTGATGTCCAACTACAACACACTTCTTGTCCTTGTTCTCGCTGAGTACATGGCGAAAGTATTGTAGTGTCTTATCATGCCTGTGAGCAACGTCCAACGCACTCATAGGAGCATAGCTTCTATAATCGTTACGGATGATACGGAAGTCATTCATCATACCTTCGATGGCATGCATGGTCAGCGGGTCACGCTTGTTCATGTTAGTCCAAAGTGTTCCACCAACAAATACTACGTCATCGATGACTTTAGTGTCCTGTTCCAACATATAGATGTTAGGATACTTAGAACATTCCTCACGCATATAGTCGATGCCAGCATAGAACTTGCCATTGTAAAATTCGTGATTACCCATGATATAGATAACATGTGGAAACTGAAAACTACAACGCTTCAAAAAGTCACGGAACCGTTGAGCACGTTCTTGCCTACGACCCAAACCAGTACCATTAGCAATAGCCCGTTGATCACTTGTATTGCTCAACTCTGGATGGTCGTGGAGATCCTGTGCGATCATAATATCGCCGCCTAAGATCAACACATCATAGTTGTTGTCGTTCTGAATGTTGATGTCGCTAAACTCCAAATGGAGGTCACTGACTAGTTTGATTCTCATCTAATTCCTCTTCTGGCGTGTCATAGTCTTGACCGCCGTGTTCTTTACACGCTGTTTTAATCCATCCACCACCGGTACTTGTACCTGGCTTGCCACAAGTTTCGCAAGTAACACCTGACATTGATTCTGCCATACTTACTAGTCCTCGAATGTAATCATCTCCACCTGAGTAATAAAAACGTAGTGTTCCAAACTTTTCCTTAACCTGATCCAATGTTACTTGCGGAATAGGTTCGGGAATAGTTATAGGGTACTGATCAATAAGTTGTTGTCTACGCTTTTCTTTGTACTCTTGATTAATCATATCCTTGTACTCTTTATCAAACAATGTAGAGTCACCATCCTTAAGCTGTTCGGCTATCCGGTTAAATTTGATAGATACTTCTCGCTGACGTTCCTTCCAATCAATGTGACTTTGAATATTACCCATAAGTTGATTTAAAATTTGAAACCAACCATCACCGCAATCAAACCCCCAACACATTGCTGTCTCGGTCATAGGCTTATCACGGTTCACCATCATCTTTGGATATACCTTACATAGGTATTCGTCTAGTTCTCTTTTCATTGCGCCGCCTTAACATAATTTAATCTGGTTTCATCATTTTGATGTTTCCAGTGTTTGCTGTTATCTTTTACCCTGGCCTTTACTACAACACAAGGTCCTCTTTTAAGTTCAATTTGGCTCATCCAAGATGCCATCTTATTGTTTATTATAGCACAGATGTTCCACCCTTCAAAGTTTTTTGACTTAATTACTTCAAGAATTTCACAATCCAAATCTGCTAGTCGATCACCGGGCTTGCCCAGGAAACCTTCGTCGACTGCTCTGGCGGCTTTTTTAACTTCATTGTGTACAGCATCTCTAGCCTGTACGCTAGGCAAACACGCCATCCAACCAAACTCGTTTTCCTTAACTACTTCACTACCTAGCAATGAATTTACTTTAGTGAGGAATTCATTTTCGCCGTCGATAGCCGCGAACAGCAGTCGTTTATAATACTTTCGAATTTCTTCAGCACGAGCAACATCTTCGGGCTCGATTTTAAGTGCTTTAGTATCAGGGACAATCATCTTGTCATCTAACGTATAAAGCATTAGAAATTTATTTGGTTGTTTAGTGTACATCAGAACACCGTCATCAGCATATACTGATTCTGGATCTTTAAGGTACGCACCGTTGATTCGTTGTGCCGCACAGGCCAATTCTAATACTTGCTGTGTAGGGAACTCTTTCATGTCGCTCACCGAATTAATTAATATACAAGTATTTTACATGAAAATATAACGCTTGTCAATCAAATCTAAATGTCTATATACTTTTTTGGCTATTCTTCTAGTGACTTCATTTAGTCCAAAATGACTTATGTACGCTCTGAGCATTGGGCTGGATAATTGTAAGCCTGTACGCATTTTACTCAAAACACTAATCTTTGACAATCTGCGTTTGGCTCTATCTGCGTCCATAGTACGTAGTAGCTCAATTGCTATACTTACACTATACGCATCTATTTCATCGTTGTCTGCCAAGTATTCATTATAAGGGCTAGTGGGTTTACATTCGTAGTCTCTGAAATTTCTACGCATACCCTGATATTGATGTCTGTACTCATGTACTACAGCATCGTAAATTTCTACAAGGAAACTGGTTATTTGGTGTTGCCCGAATTCTTCAGTACCAGTTAAATTATGATGTACGATAACTTCAATAGGAGTTTCACCCTGGCTATCGTTTTCGCTGTCGTAATATGCTACAACATAAAATTTATCTGGATCCCAATCTTTTTCTTTTCGGGTTCTGATGTCTAGGTCAAATTCATAACGCTTGAATGTTTTCCTAGTTAAGGTAATTAACTTTTTGAATGTGGTTAGTTCAGGACTTGATTCTCGAACACTTTTACAAACTTCGTTAACGCGGTCGAGAATGATGTTCATCTTTATAACCTATAAGTTACTCTACCCTTGCTGAGGTCATATGGACTGACTTCTAGCCTTACATTATCGCCTAGGATAATGCGAATCTTGTTTTGTTTTAATTTGCCACCCATGTAACATAATAGTGGGTTTGGCATATTTTCTACCTTTACCCTGAACATGTTACCTGGTAGTACTTCTTCAACTGTGCCTGTTAATTCTATAATATCGTCTTTAGCCATTGCTTACTTTTGTTATGCTCCAAGAGCCATCTCCATTATCTGTCCACTCAAGTGTATCTCCTTCTTTCCAACCCTGTAGGTCTAGTAATTCTTGCGGAAGTGGCAGTACTACATCTCCACTGCCGTCATCCGCTTCTTCAACTGTTACTGTCCAATGTGTCATGCTAGTATTTACACCTTTAATTAATCATCTTCCCAAGGAACAGGAAACCAGCCCAAGCGGTTAAAGTCCTTTTCAACTTCTTCAGTGATAACACCTTCGGACACATACTTAGTACGTTCAAAATACTCGGCATCTTCTTTGCCGTCAATACTCAAACCGCCTCTAATACCGGAACAGTACCAGTCCATGTAGTCTCCGCCCTTACCTTGCCAATCAGCAACTAAGCCGCCAGCACTTCGCCAACTACAATGCCACAAGTCTTTTTTGTCATCTTGTCGTAATGCTGGTACTAGTTCTCTAGGGCACCAACGCATATTACAAAATGCCGCATATACATTCTGAGCATAGTCATCGCGAGTACGTATCTTGTTTAAGATTTCGTCATCACGCCAAATTTCTTCTTCCAAATTTCTAGTCATGCCAATTACCTTGAAAGCAGTGGCGCATTTCGTGCCCAATACTGTGCATACTTGTTTGTTTACCTGTAATAATTACACAAGCATCTTGCCCATTTTCTTTAATCCAAAAACTACAAGCTAAAACAGCATAGCCAAAGTTCTTACCTGCGTACTTGGTTGAAGCCTTGTTACACTCTGCTTGAACATTATCAACTGCCCGCCAAGTAATGTTACTTTGGTTAGTAAAATTATGTGTGGTATCAAACTTAGTATATGGGTTATCTTCATAAGCAAATACGTTAGTGGTTACTAACATAAGTGCTATTGCTATTGCCTTGTTCATACTTGCCTTTCTGTGCCTGTGTTAAAAATGGTGTGGACGGGAAGATTCGAACTTCCAAAGCCGCTCTAAGAGCAAGGCCCAATCCCTCCGTTCAGCTGGGGGTCAGCTTACTTGGAGGAGGTTTACCAGTTACACTCACGTCCACGTAACTATTATAACGCATTTTGTAAATACTGTCAATGAATTTCTCTCTTATACCATTCGAAAAAATACAACGGTTTGGACAGCAAACTATGTTGGATCGTCCATTATTTAACATTAGTTGGATATTGGGCAGGTTTTGTAACTATAAATGTTCTTACTGTTGGCCCTATGCTCGTAGTGATCAACCGGATCACCAAACTTTAGAAGTATATAAGTCTACAGTCGATGAGATAAAACGTCAAGCTCGTTTGAACGGATTTACTCAATTTCACTGGAGCTTCAGCGGAGGTGAGCCAACCGCTTATAAAGATCTTCTCAATTTAATCAAGCACCTAGACGAAACTGAAAGTCCTTACCAAAGTATACATATGACTACCAATTTGTCGCCTGGTTCAAAATGGTGGAACAATTGGTGTAATATTACTGACTGTTTACAGCGTAGAAGTATAACAGCCAGCTTTCATGAAGAGTTTGCTAGGGAACAAGAGTTCGGCGACAAGTGTTTACAGTTGATGTATGAACGTGTTCATGTAACAGTTAATCAAGTTATGGTGCCCGACAAGTTCTATGCCACGTTAGAACGCTGTGAACGCTTACGTGCTCGTGGAATCAACGTAACACTCAAACCTCAAAGCAACGACACAGCCACAGCCATAGTGGATGGTTACACATCTGAGATGATTGATATTATGCAGAATGATTTTGAACAGCAAGAAGGCTATCAAATACGTCTAACAGACGGCGAACAAGATTATTATATTGACCAAGCAGAAAGATTCAATGCGCTAGGCTTTAACAGTTTTACCAATTGGACTTGTAATAGTGGGTATCAAAGTGTTATAATAAGAGGTAATGAGGTCAAGCGGGCTTATAGCTGTAAAGAAGATTCTCTGGGTACGATAGAAAAATTTACTTTGTTTTCCGCCCCTCGGCTTTGCGTAACTGAAAGGTGTGTTAGTTCAGCGGATAGTAAGGTACCAAAAGTAAAATGAAAAAAATAGTAACATTCGGATGTTCAGTAACATACGGGCACGGTTTACCAGACTGCCATATAGCTCCTGATATGCCAGGCAAATCTCCTAGTAAGTTAGCATGGCCATCGTTAGTAGCTAATCAGGCTAATGTTCAGTTATCTAATCAAGGCAAGTGTGGCGCTAGTAATTTAGAAATATTATATAATATTTTAAAATATAAATTTTCTAAAGGGGATGTTGCTATAGTAATGTGGTCGCTTGTTGGAAGAGATTTAATATTTGGTAAAAAGAATTTATTAGGACAACAAACAATTATACCTATCGGTACCTGGCAAACTACTGAGTTAGCAAATAGTTGGAAGGAAACTCACTCAGCTGCCGACATTGCAACTAGAACATGGTTTTATATTCACCACGCTACGCTATACTTACAATCGATTAATATTCCAGTTTATAATGTGTTTGCTGATTATAGCGAAGTAAAGTCTTATAAGCCTAAATTTTTAGATTTAGATTATCACAAATTAAAAATTCAATCAACACTTCCAGTTGATCGAGCGTTAGATAATTTACACCCAGGTGTTAACACACACAAATTAATAGCAGACGAAATAACGGCAATTTTAAATGAAAATAGATACTGAACACTTACACTACTGGATGTGTGCCATCCGAAATAGCAAGGATCCTATGCGTACCATGGACGCCTTTTGGAGTGGGCAACTCAAAAGCAAAGAGTGGCTAATTACCGAGTTAGAAAAAATGTTTTGGGTTGACGATGTATCTATAGACATACACGGCGGCTGGGTCGGTGTGTTAGCCAGTATGTTGTTTCAAAGTAACATTAAAATTAAAAATATTCGTAGTATAGATATTGATCCAACTTGTGAGTCTGTTGCTACTATGATGAACAAGGGCGAAGAAATACAAGGCAGATTTCATGCGGTAACAGCAGACATGTGTAATATTAGAAGTGATGCCGACGTTGTTATTAATACAAGTTGCGAACATATTACACAGGATCAATATGACTTGTGGTTAAGTGGTATGCCTCAGAATAGTTTATTAGTGTTACAAAGTAACAACTATGACATTCCAGAACACGTTAGGATAGCTAGCGACTTAGAGGAATTTAAACATCAGTGTGGCATCAATGTAATCTGGGCCAGCGAATTAAAATTACCCTTGTACACTCGTTATATGGTTATCGGCCGCAAGTAATTTAGTTAGCGGTATGTCTGCCGCGCAGGTACAGAAATTACGGTCACAAGTTACGGGTTCGCTAGGGACAACGAAGTTGCCTTCATATATGTTGCCAAGACTACCACCGACTCTACAAGTCGCTCTGTGTACATCTCCGTCCCAATTTATCATCAGGCTTTCTATACCTGCGCTACAGGTCCAACCTTTGTATTGATTTAATTTTAATTTAATAATATCATTAGCGTGTCTTTGTTCTAAAGGTTTATCTCGATAAAATATGATAGTATTAGGTTGTACAGTTGCTTCAGCATCTTTGACCCATGCTAAGTCTGTTGGGTTGTAACGCATATCATCAAACAAATCGTGATCGCCTTTAGTCCAACGAATACGTCTTACTGTACTGGGTATTTGTGCCTGAAGCATTATCGCACGAGTTTGTAATGCTTGATCCATATAATCATGATGGGCCATAATCTGTGCTATAATCTTAACTTTAGTTTCGGCTAGTCTCTGTATAGTGTTAACAACTCTAAGCCAGTCATATTCATAGTGTATACTAACTACATATTGGTCAACAGGTAGGCTAGCATAAAACTCATATGGGCGTGTTCCATTTGTTGTTACGCTAATCCAATGTATATTTTTATATCTAGCATACTTTATTAGTTCATCAAACTTAGGATGTACACAAGGCTCACCTCCCGTGAAACTTAAACGTACAGGTCTGCCTAGTGAGGAAAGTTGATCAATAGTTTGTTTTAATATTTCTATATCGGTATGCGGACTAGTGTTATCGTGTATTTCGCTAGGGCAATAACTACAGTCATAGTTACAACGCTTACCTAAGTTCCATTCGACTTTGACAGCATTGGCATGATCCCAACGATTAACAACCTTATACATACAGTTTAAACTCTGGAGTCACATCTGTAAAACTTTGTTCACGAGTTACATCTAATCTACGATTAAACTCTATACAGTCTACCCACTTGTCACTTTGGTCACGTGCCATCAAGTAATTGATATTGTCTTGTATCTGCCCACGTGTATACGCTAACAGTGCTGGATGTTGTTTGACTAATTTAAAATCTTCTACGTGATCCATGACAGCACGTAATTTTGTTATAGCTAGAACTTGTAGTTCTCTGGGTAATACTTGTGCTGATAATTGCTTAGGATATTCTACACGATGCGAATGGAATACTATGCCTAGCTCATTAAGAAAACATTCTATAGTTTTATCTAAGGTAAGCACGTTACTAATTTGTACAGTACACGCTCCTACTACACGACTTACATTTTTGATCTTTTGTATTTCTTTAATGTTAGCAACAACTTCTTCCCAATCACTGTTACCACGAATGTAATTGTAAACAGAGCCAATGCCGTCAAGGCTGACGTTAACGGCAATGCTTCTAAAATGAGGCCAATATTCATGAACTGTTCTCCCGCCTTTGATTCCTAATGTAGTGCCATTGGTAGCATATTTTAATTCTATATTTGAACCATACGGTTTTAACATATCTAAAATTCTGTAGTGTTGTGGATCCATTAATGGTTCTCCACCAGCAAACTCTACACGGCGAAAGTAGGGCAACAACTTTTCTAAACTGGCCCACCACTCTGGACTATCTTGAAACTTGTCAAGATGTGGTTTGTTCTTTAAATTATGTTCGTCTACTAAAATAGCAATAATGTTGTTTTCTGCTTTGTAGAAATCTTCCACTTGCTCCCAATCGTTCCAACTAGTACTATCACCTGGATGGCACATACGACATTTGAGATTACACAAATTGTTTAGTTTTAGTTCTATAGTAGGAATTTCAAAAGGCATTGTATAATCTTCTGCTAGAGTATCTAGAGCATTAGGATATAAGTTAATACGAGCTTCTGGAATCTTACCGCTTATATGACGCACTCGCAAACTTTCAACACCTTGGTCTTCTAAGTTAAAGCATGGTTCACATTCAGGCGGACGCTCATTATTAAGCACCTGCTGACGTATGCGGCGCATAGTATCGTTGTTCCAAATTTCTTCTAGACTATTCTTATCTATAAAGCCAACCGGATGGCTACGACAACAGGCCTTAATAGCACCGTCTTCACGTGTGGCTAATCCTGTGAAAGGATGCATACAGAATGTTTTAGATTTGTTCATTTAAAATATTATATATTGAATTTGCTGTATGTTCGTTTGTTTTAATACCGGGATGCATGTTATCTGTTGCTACATCTAATTTTTCTATACCATTATCATAGAAATTATTAATTTTGTATGGTACAGAATATTTTAATAAATCGTCTGGTAATGCTGGAAAGTGTATGTATTTTATACCTTTACTTGTTAAGTATAAATCTGCGTGGTGTATGTGTGCCCATGTCTTTAAGGCAAATGTCTTTTCATTCATATTTTCTATCCACTTACGTCCGACAATAACTTTAGTATCTAACAAATTATCAATAATGCTGTTGCTAGTACTCCCAGGGCTTAATCTATCTATCGGCCAAATTTTTGAAAATAGACTTCTAAAATATAAATCTCTTGCAAAATATGTCCACATGATAATAACGGTATCAGAACTTTGAAAATCGAAATTTATAATGTTATGTAAGATTTCAAAATTGCTCGCTCCGCTAGCAGATACATTAACTAAATCTAAGTTTAATTTTTTGCTCAGTATTGCTGGCCAGCCTTGATTACTAGGAGTAGCACTACCTTCTTTGCAATCGGGCAATCCTGTGCCAAACGTAAATGAACATCCGAATGTTATAAGTCTATTGGTTTTGTTCAATTGCCCACTCTCTTTCTTTACACCAAAAGCACTCTCCGCAAGTTGGTACTGGCTGGTTCTTGATGTATGTAGTATAATCAATTCCGTCAAACTCACCTTCGCAACTGCGTGTGATATTGAACAATTCCATTATGCCAAGTTCTTTATATGTTCTAACTATTTCTGATTTTTCTATAAATCTAAATGGATGATAAACTTTACGACCCATGTGTGTCATTTCAGTAAGATGCTGGTTACTGTCATCGGGCTCAACGTCTCGTTCGCGCATACCGTTGAACGTTGCCAGTCTAGGATTGCGTGTTACCGCATTATAGTAAGCATCAATATTATGTTTGTGGCCGATAAACTCGGCATAGGCACGTTGTTGTATGTTATCACCGCTGACCTTCTTACCATACTCATCTGTTAAGTATGGACCTATATTACCATATTCAATCTCAGGGGCAATAAAATTTATATGTCGTTTAAAGTTGATATGATTGAATTTTTGAGATAACCATGTGTATACTCTATCAGCATCGTCCTGTTGCCATGGCTTGGTTTTCCACATACGTATATGACTAATAACGTGTACTATGATATCTAGGTCTTTGACTTGTTTACAAATCAAATAGGTTAACAACGCACTATCGGCTCCACCACTTAAACTGATGGCAATATTTTTCCAATTTGGATCGAATGGTATTTTCATGAAATATTTAACCTTATTAAGTGCGTACATAAATATTTCATGTTCACCTTCTCACAACTAAAAGAAGTCCATTTGGAAATCACTAACAACTGCCAAGCAAGTTGTCCTATGTGCGCTCGAAATATTCAAGGTGGGTTAGACAATCTGTTAATAAAATTAACAGATTGGACACTAGAAGAATTCAAAACTATTATGAGTCCTAGTGTATTGGCACAACTAGATGGGTTTTTCTTTTGCGGCAATTTTGGGGATCCTATCTTAAATAAGGATCTAGTAGAGATGTGTAGATATGCTACTGATACTAATCCAAATTTGAACATAAGAATACACACTAATGGTAGTGCTAAATCTACGCAATGGTGGGCAGAACTTGTGAGCGTATTACCTGTAAATCATCTAGTAGTATTTGCTCTCGACGGATTAGAGGACACACATAGTTTATATCGCATAGGCACAGACTATGACAAAGTTATTAAGAATGCTACAGCATTTATTAAAGCAGGCGGTCGAGCCGAATGGTGCTTTATTAAATTTAAACATAACGAACATCAAGTAGAAGATGCTAAACGTCTAGCAGAAGAATTAGGCTTTGATAGGTTTGTTATGAAAAACAGTAGTAGGTTCCTACTTGAACCAAAAGTAGATGTGTTAGATAAGAAAGGTAATATAACCCATATCATTGAACCTGCTACAGATACACCTTTAAAGTTTATAGACAAAAAAGTAATAGATGCTTATAAGACTGTAGTGGCGGAATCGGTTATCGATTGTCAGGCATTTCATCAAAAAGAAATTTACATAGATGCTTTTCGTAATGTATTCCCTTGTTGCTGGTTAGCAAGTATTCCGTATACCTATATTGAACAAAATGATGCGTATGCTGTTAGATATGAAATAACAAAACAATACGACGATTTAATAGAAGCATTTGGGGGTATAGAAGAATTGAATGCTATAACACACCCTATAAAAAATATTGTAAACTCGTCTAAGTATCAATCAGTCTGGAATATATTTTGGAATGAAAAAAAATTAATCACTTGTACAAGGATGTGTGGTAGTACTCCTGATTTTTCTAAACCTCGGGATCAGATGGTAGAAGTTATAGATAATATTAGGATAACAAATAATGAATAAAGTTTTTTGGATGAACCATGAAAATAGTGAGTTGGCCAACTGGCAACAACAGCTAGAACAAGTAGCTGGCTCGACATCATTTTGTGTTATTCCTTGGCTACACTTGGCCACCAGGCCCAATGGTGATGCTCGTATTTGCTGTGTTGCTAATGCCAGCGGAGCCGAGACGGGTGAGTATGAAGTAGGACTTGTTAAAAAAGAAAATGGTAATGCTAGTAACTTTGGAAATGAGTTGCCCAGCCAAGTATTTAATAGCGAGTATATGCGTTCTGTACGCAGACTAATGCTAGAAGGAAAAATACCTAATAGCTGTACTAAATGTTTTGAAGAAGAAGCCGAAGGTATTGTAAGTAAAAGAATCTGGGAAACCGGCGCATGGCATTTAGATAATGTTGATATTCCTAAATTGATCGATGACACACACGATGACGGAAGCATTCCATTTAAGTTACAATATTTAGATTTAAGATTGGGGCATACTTGTAATCTAAAATGCGTCATGTGCAGTCCGCACGATTCTAGTTTGTG